CCGAACCACCGAAGCCCGAACCACCGAAGCCCGAACCACCGAAGCCCGAACCACCGAAGCCCGAACCACCGAAGCCCGAACCACCGAAGCCCGAACCACCGAAGCCGGTGGACAAGTAATAACCCCGCTCTCTCACAAAAAAAGGAGGCCATCTAATGGCAAACCAGCACACCAGAACCGTCAAGTACAAGACCGAAGGTGGAGAAGAAACAGTCTCGGCATACACGTTTGATGTTGAGGAATCTTCAAACATCGAACTGGAAATTCCGATCGGTGCGGCCGATCAGGAAGTGACAACCAACATCCCTATCACGGCAGTCACCAAAGGGTTCGCGCTTAGCTGCAAAAAGAAGCCGGGTCAGTCAGCCGACCTGACCGGTGAGTTGACAGTCAAAACTAACATCGCTTTGACGCCGGACGACACGTTTGTGCTCAACCCGACGAGTGGGCTGAGTTGGGACGTTGGGGAACCAACGGCAATCCCGCTCACTGTGGCCGTCACGAAGCTGTTTGTTAGCAACACCGGGTCCGGCGTCTGTCTCCTTGCAATCCGCACCGGCCTCGACGCCACCCCGTAATTTGCGGGCTGACCAAACACTGTAACCCTCAATAGAGGAGGCTATAAATGCCAAACCAACATACTGTCACACTGACCTACAAGTCAGAGGGTGGAACGTCGACCATCACAAACTACGTGTTCGACTGCGGCAAGTCGATCAACGTGGAAGAGGACATCCCGATCGGAGCGACCGACCTGGAATTGGCCATCGACATCCCATCAACGGCCGACACGCTCGGTTTTGCCTTCGGCGCGAAGAAGAAGGCGGGACAAGCTGCGAGTGCGAATACCGTCGAACTGGAAATCCGCACGAATGCTCCGTCGACCGGCACGCCAGACGACTCATTCACAATCACTGATACCAACGGATTTGGGTGGAACAACGCCGACCCCGTTGTCAATCCGCTGACGGCGGCGGTGACGTCGCTCTTCATCACCAACACCGGTAACGCGATCGCCGAATTGTCGATCCGGGCCGGAATTGATCCGACGATATAACAGAGGCGGATTGATGGCTAGGCAGTTTACAAAGTCCACCGCCAACTACATGAGCCTGGGGATCAATGCGATTGGTCCCCTGGTTCATGGTGCGCAGGTTGTATGTATTCATGCCTGGGTGTGGGTTGATTCGTTTGATGTTGGCGGAGGCGTCAATAACATCTTGACTATCATCAACGATGGGACGGATGAAGGTATATCGCTCATGCTTGGTGGATCGTCTCCAGTAATAACAGTCCGAGGACGGGCGATTCCAGGCGGTGTACTGAATGGAGTTTCCGGCGTTTCTGCGGTGCCTCTCGGAAAATGGGTATCCGTGGGCGCGCGGTTGTGTTTTTCTGGTGACATAACGAACGCGGTGTTTCTAAGCGGACACGCAGATGCAATCAATTCGGCTGCGTGGGGGTCGCTGTTTTTCGTCGGCGGAGTTCCTACCGCAGATGACCGGATCGGCTCGCGTTCCGGAGGCGTCGTCTCACAGTGGTTTGATGGACGGATTGCGGAAGTAGCAATTTGGACGAACGACATCGGTGATAATGCCTTTGCTCTGTTGGCAGGAGGTCTTAACCCGTTTGCCGTCCAATTCCCGCGTGCATACTTTTCCTTGTATGGCGGAGAACTATACTGGCCGTGGGGTGCAGTACATGCACAGATTGTCGGATCAATCCCGTCTGTTGCTCATCCTGTCGTCGGTGTTGTGGACAGCTTAGAGACACAGCATAGGCTACTGGTGAAGTATAAGACCGAAGGTGGAACTGATACGACATTTGATTACACCTATACGGTCAATAGTACGATCAGACATCGCTCGACGATTGCGGCGGGTGTTTCCGATAAGCGGGTCAATGTAACAATTCCGCTGGCCTATCTACAGTCGTTCGCGATCTCGTGTGATAGACACGGCGGGTTTTTCCCTGAGCAAATTCCGCATTTTGTTGTCAAGACAAATTCGCCAATAACACCGACGGAGACGTTTCAGATAAAGGTCGGGCGTGGCGTTGCGTGGGGGCTGTTGTCACCGGTACCCAATCCATTAACGGACGATGTGACGAGTCTGTATGTATCCAATATTGGTGGCGGTCACGGTGATCTAACTGTGCTCGCCGGTTTCGTTGTTCCAAGTTTGGTGTCCTGATGGGTGGTGTAGGTCTTAGCCTCGGTATGAAGATGAGCGGTATCGGTATGAGGATCGGCAACTTCGGACGGATGTCTTTTGACGCCGAGGCAGTGATGCGCGCCGTCAATAAGTCTGAGCGTCAAGTGCTTAGCGGGTTTGGTTCGTTCGTTCGTACCAAGTCTCGGCAGAGTATCAAGAAAGCCAAGCCAGGGAAACTATCAGACCTGCCTCCGGAACTTCGCGAAAAGTATGAGCCCCAACGTGATGCATCGGGTCGGTTCATCGAGCAGAAGACGAAAGACGGAAAACCACCGAAGATTCCGCCGGCTTCGTCAAAGCCCGGTGATCCGCCGGTGTATCACACCAAGGCGATCAAGGTGATTTCATTTGCCGTCGATCCACGACGGCATTCAGTGATCATCGGCCCGGAGAAACTTCCGCGTGCATATCCCGACGAAGCCATGCTGCTGGAGTACGGCGGAACGACCACTAGGAAGGGTCGCGGCGCCAAGTATCGAGCAAGACCGTTCATGCGACCCGCTGCTGTGGCCGGTTACGACGAAGCAATAAGGAAGTGGAGAAATTCACTCAAAGGATAGGAACCTGGAGGCCGGCGTCTATCGCCGGTCGCTGTGAGGCAAATCGGGAGTAGCTACCCGTAGGAGCCACAACTTCGCTGCCCTTGTGGGGGTCGCGCGAGAGATCGCACGGCCTCCATTTTTTGTGAAAGGAGCGAAACGATGTCTGCAAAAGTCGGATTCAAATGCAAATGCTACTACGCATCGGCCGGGGCTGCGTCCGGCGTGTGGCTGGTGCTCAAACAAACAAAAGAGACGATCGAGGTCGGCTCGGAGGATGAGCAGATCGACGGCAGCGACTTCGATAGCCCGTTCAAGAAGTACCTTCAGGGCCAACGTGACGTCCCGGTGTCCTTCACGATCAAAGAAGACCCGGCAAGCGCGTCGTGGTTGGCGTTGAATACCGCCAAACACACGGGCAAAGACATCGGGTTTGCCGCCGTCGATGGAGACTTGACTGTTTCCGGCACGCTGGTGCCAATCATGGCCGACTTCAAGGTCACGACGTTTTCGCTAACTCGCGGCATCAATGACATTAATAGCCGGAAGGTCGAGTTGCGGCTGTCCGCTGATTCGACGTACAGGCCGCAAGAAAACGACATTGTTGACGGCCCGGCATTGGAGAGGCCGCTATCCGCTGTCACGCCTCTGGTTCGTCCAACGCCAGCGTGGGCGCCGTAAAGGGCCAATCCAGTGCGAACATTTAAGGACAACACGGGCCGCGAGTGGACGGTCGAGATCACGTACGACGAGGTATGCCGCGTCCATGAGTGGAGTCAACCGGCCAGCGATGCTGCGCTTCAGAAATGGATTGACGGAGGCAAGCATGGCAAGCAACCGCCTGGGCCGATCGACATTGGATTTCCGCTCGAAGGTGATCCGCCACTAGCGACGCGGCTGATGAGCGACAAGTTTCTGCTCGCCCACGTGATCTTCATCGTCATGCAGCCGCAAATAGAGGCGTCGGGAATCCAGCCCGAGGAATTGCGTCGTCATCTTGGCGGGGCAGCGCTCACGGCGATGTTCACTGCCTTCTGGGGTGCAGTCTCGGATTTTATCCGGGACGCCGGCGATACCGCCGGCGTCAAGCTGATCGAAACGAATCTGAATCTAGTCCAGGCAGCAATGAAGCTGATGGACAGCAAGATGGGTCAGATCGACGTGGAGGGGATGATCCAGAAGCTCGACGCGATGATCGACGTGGAAGCGGAGATGACGAAGGCGATGAACGAAGTTCGATCGAACTCTGCTGTGAGTGCGCCGGAATCTGCTGTGTTAGTCCCCACGGAATGACGCTCAAAGAGTTGATGTGGATGTCGGACGCGAAGCAGTTTCACGATTGGAAAATCGCATCGCAACTATCCTTTCTGATTGCCGAGCCGAACCGCAATGCGAAGGAAATTCCAGAGCCGTTTACGGAGCAGACCTTCAACCCGTTTGAGCTGAACATGACCACTGAAGAGGAGTCCGTAGCCGTGTGCGAAGACCTGACACTCCTGGGCAAGATGTTCGCGGGGGCATGAGATGGCTGGGAACGCTGGTGCCATCAGAATGGGTCGTGCGTTCGTGGAGTTGTTCGCGGATCGCTCGAAGCTGGTACGCGGCCTGAAGCTGGCGAAAGCGGACTTGCAAGCGTTCGGCGGCGGCGTCCGCAACATCGGCATGAAGATGGTCGGACTTGGTGCGATGGCTGCTGCCCCGTTCGTCGGCGGCATCAAGGCTTTCGCCAACTTCGACGAGAAGATGGCTAACGTCTCCACGATGCTTGACGAGCCCGACAAGTGGATGGGCGGGTTTCGTTCTGGCATCAAGTCAATGTCGGTCGAGTTCGGCAAGTCAACAGACGATCTCGCTGCCGGGTTGTACGACATTCTCTCAGCGAGCGTCCCGCCGGCAGAAGCGATGGAGCGGCTTGCCGCAGGATCACGGCTTGCCGTTGCGGGTACTGCCGATGTGAAAGATTCCGTCGGCGCACTCAATTCGCTCATGGAAACCTACGGGGACAGTTTCACAGATGCCGGTGATGCGTCCGATTTTCTGTTCGGGATCGTGAAGCGTGGCCGGACGGACCTCACGCAACTTGCGCCAAAGATCGGTGCCATTCTTCAACCGATGAAGCAAGCTGGATTCGCTGCTGAGGAAATGGGTGCATCTATCGCACTGGTAACGCGCGCAACTGGTGAAACCGACATGTCGCTGACCGCGTTAAAGTCGATCGCAATGGCCTTTCTAAAATCGACGAAGGAGGCAAAGGAAACGTGGAAAGAGCTGACAGACACAGAATTCAACACGCAAACGCTCAAGGATCTCGGTTTTGAGGGGGTGCTTAAACAACTCAAAGGCGTCGATCCGGAAACGATTGCAAACATCTTTCCAAACTCACGTTCCATCACAGGCATTCTGCCTGCACTCGACAAAATGACTGACTACGCAGTCGATATGCAAGCAATGGCAAATCGTGCGGGCAACGTCGATGTGGCGTTCGGCAAGATGTCCAAGAACGCATCGTTCAAACTGACGCAGCTCAAGAACGCGGCCGTCGTTGCGTTCATCGCGATCGGCGAAGCGTTCGCCGGGCCGATCACGAAGATCAATGAGCGGCTCTTACCGCTCATGGCATCTATAACCGAGTGGATCAGCAAGAACAAGGAACTCGTGCTGACGGTTGCGGGCGTGGTTGCCGGGGTGATCGCGGCGGGTATTGCGTTGGTCGTGCTCGGCACGTTGATCTCGGCAATGGGGACGGTCTGCGGTGTGGCTGCTACGGCGATCGGATTGCTGCTCACTCCGTTCGGCTTGGTGTCGGCGGCGATTGTCGGCCTCGGAATCTACTTTGCGAAGAACACGCAAATCATAGATGCTTTGACCAAAAGGCTAGGCCCGGTCTTCAAGGATTTGAAGACCATAGCCGTTGATGCTTTCGGCGGGATCATGAAGGCGTTGAAGAGCGGCGACTACCAGGGTGCATTGGACATCGTGGCCGGTGCCTTCAAGGACGCATGGCAACGTATCGCCGGTGACTCATCCACGATGGTTGGCAGTGCGGTTGCCTACATCCGTGACTTGTGGACCAATCTGCCACAGACGATTTCCGCGACCGTCAGTCAGATCAAGATATCGATCCTTGGATGGATTGCCGACAACTCTCTGCTCGCCTCATCAATTAAAGGTGTGGTTGCTGGAGTTGTTGCTGCCAAGCTGGCGGTTACAGCAGTTGGTATTGCAGCGGCGGCAATCAGTACCGTCGTGGCAACGATTACCGGGATCGCGACGGCGTTCGCGTTTCTGCTCACTCCGATCGGCCTGGTAAGTGCAGCCGTCGTCGCACTCGTAGCGACGGTTGCTATCGAGAGCGGGGCGATGAAGGACATCATTGCCTCACTCGGCACGACGTTTGTCGGCGTTGCGGATACGGCCAAAACCGCGTTCGGAGGCATCAAGGAAGCCATTGCGGCTGGCGATTTAGAGGCTGCATTCCGAATAGCCAGTCTTGGAATTCAGGTTGTTTGGCAACGGATCATGAACGACCTCGGCATGATGTGGCGAGCGTTCATGGACTCTATCACTGAAGACATCGCTCCATTTGTGAAGTTCGGATTGCTAGGCACGCACAACAAAGAGATCAACGAAGCGCTGAAGGCTAGGAAAGAGCGGTCTATCACCGAAGAGACTGCTGGCGACAAGGAGCTTGCCAACCTCGAAAGGCAACTCCGCGTCGCAACCGATCCAAAACGCATTGCCGCACTAGCACAGACGAAGACGTATCGCACAACAGCAGGAGAACGTCAACGCATCTATGCGGAGAAGACGGATGCCGGGGAGGCGGTGACTGACGAGGAACGGAAACAGGCATCCGCAGACAAAGTATTTCTAGCAATGTCCGAAAGTGCTCGGCTCGAAAAGAAACGCACCGAGAACATCGCCAGTTTGCTTGAATCGTATAAATTGGCGGCAGCCTTGCCGGCTGAACAATTAGCCGTCATGCCAACTGGAGACATTCCGGCGATGAACTTTCGTGAGGCGAGTAGGAACCGCGATGAGGCATTAGACCTTGCAAGGCACGCACCGACCCTCGGCGAAGCAGCCTTCAGCCGGTTTTTGACTGGTATGGGAGTCGGCGGGCTTGCTGGTGGTCTTACCGCTGGGGCTGCCGGTCTCGCGGGCGAATTCGGGCCGGACATACTCAAGGCCGCGCCTGATGTCATTGCCGATCTGAAGTCCAAGTGGGACAAGATGACGGGTGGGATCGGCGGGGCGACCGCTTTTTCCGGTTCATTCAACGCGGCGGCTGCAATTCGCGGTGTCGGTGTTAAGAGCGTTGCATCAGAGACGAAGAAAGCCGTCGAAGAGACTAACGGACTGATCGGCCTAACGAACGAACTACTCGCCAAGATGACTACCATCATCGGACCTCCAGGTTTAGCGGTCATAGGCTAACGATGGCTGTTCGCGAAAAACCAAATAGCCGCAAGTGGTCCGAAGGCGAGACCAAAGAGTGCGAGTACCTCTTCCAGGTATCCGGCACGAATAATGACTTGCTGATCAAGGCGGAGGCACTGGCGTATGCACCGCTGATAATCAATGACGGAGTGGACGATCTCTGGCGGCAGACGGTTCAGTTGCAGCGGATCAACTGGCAAGTCTGGGACGTCACGATCCCGTACAAAAAGACCGAGCCGAAAGAGATCGGCTGGTCGCAGGTGTCGTTCGAGCTGACGATGCAAACGGCAAAGGTCACGCAAAGCCTGGCGTATGAAGACCCGTTGAACCTTGGACTGATTCCGCCCGCGATGCTCCAGGCGACGACGGGCTATGCTCCTGGGACCGCAACGGCTCCCGATTACAAGGGGGCGATCGGCGTCAACAAGGACGGCAAAGTCGAAGGGTGCGAGATTCTCGTGCCGGAGTTCACCTGGAGCGAGACGTGGCGGCACCCGACCGCCATTGTTGAGAGCCTGGCATACCGGAACATCCTCTATGCGATCGGCCTGAGTCCGTTGAATGATGCCGTGTTCCGCGACTTCGCGGGGGCCGAAGTGTTGTTCATGGCCGCGAGCGATTCGCGATTTGACAAGACTCAAAGCGACGTGACGTACAAATTCAAAGCCAGCCCGAACATGACCAATCTCACGATCGGCGACATCACCGTGGCCGAGAAGTTAGGGCATGATTACCTCGACATCAGATACGCCGAAAAGGTGGACCCGGTTAGCAAGGTCCGCGTGGCCGTTCCTAAATACGCCTATGTCCATACGATGTATTGCGCGAGCGACTTCTCGCTGATGGGGATTGGCACCTGATGGGTGATCCGTTTCAAAAGGTGATCGCCGGCCAGCAGCTGCGGGGAATCTCCAGTGCGGCATGGAACACGTTGATGGACCTCTGCCTGGCACGCAAGCGGCAGGGCATCAACGTATCTGGTCGGGCCGATCTCGTCATGCCTGATGGTGCGATCAACGTGCGCAACGACAGCGGGTACGACTGCGAAGAGTTCGACGTGCTCGGCTTGGACGATATGCTGACCGGGCCGGACGTGGACGAGGGCGAGTTCAAATACCGCTACGCCATGCGGGCGACGACGCCGGCCAGCCTGGAACACCGGGGGCGGTTCGTCGTGTTGGTCGATCCGCTCCTGGCAGCGACGGGTGAAAGCCCTGGCCAGATTGGTCGCGCATGGGTTGCCGGGGCCGTCTGCCCGTGCGTTGTCCGCGTCCGGATGCTGTCCAGTGAGTTCCCGCCGCCAGGTGGAATCGTCGTGCAGGCGGCCTGCCGGGTTGCCGTGCTGTCGGACGTGGACCTGACGACGCTGGTGGTCGATGCCGTGATTGACGGGGTGACGCTTGCCGCGGCTGACCGCGTGCTGGTGATCTCCCAGACGGACTCGACCACGAACGGCTCCTACGTGATCCAGGGGAGCGGGCCTCCGGTGCGGGCTGCCGAGTTTCCGACCGGCGGCTCCGTGGCCGGGTACACGTATCAGGTGACCGAGGGAGACTACGGCGAGGGTATCTGGAGCGTCACGAACAGCCCCGGAGCCGACGTCGTCGATACTGATACGCTCACGTGGATGCAAGTCAGCGACGGCAGCTATGTGATCCAGGAGGCCGTCCGCGTCGTCGTGGCAAGCAACATAGACTTGGCAGACGAACTAGAAGAGGGCGACGAGCAGGACGGGGTGACACTGGTCGCCGATGACCGAGTCTTGCTGACCGGGCAGACGGACCCGGCAGAGAACGGCGTCCACGTCGTGCCGGCGGCGGGGGCCGCGAGCAGGGCCGACGATTGCCTAGACACCACTGACGCCTCTGGCTTCGCCTACTACGCCACGGAGGGCGACGCCGGGGCTGAGACATTGTGGCGGCTCAAGCGTGGCTCCCTGGTGGGCACAGACGCCCTGTACTTTGGCAAGATTGGCGTTCAGTCGGTAACCCGCAAGGCGCGAATCGTCGATGGGGAGCGGGGCTACCTGGAGGCAGCGTCCGCCGGCGGGGCCGACGTGCTCTGGATTCAGCCCGGTCTCGGCTTGCGGTGGGCTCTGGTCCGGATCGGCAACATGGACCTCGGCACGGTGCGGGCCGTGCTGCTGAAAGAGATGGAGAGCAAGGGGGTCGTGCCGGCGGAGATTCAGTTGTGGGACGACGACTGGGATCTGTGGTGTGGCACCGGCGAGGTGATCACGGTCCGCGATGACCTGGGGACTGGTGAGACGTTGCCAGCCTGCCGGGCGGTACATGCCGAGCCGTCGATCTCGTCTCACGAGTACCTCTTGGACGCGGTCGGGTGCGCGGACGAATGCGCGTGCGTGATGGGGTTGTCGGGTGGCGGCTGCCTTGCTCTCAGCAGCGGCGGCGGGTTGGCTCTGTCGTGTGGGGAGGCGGTCTGATGGGACTGCTCTTGAATCCTTGCAGGCCGTGCTGCTGCCCATGCCAGTGTGTGCGTGACACATTCACCGGCACAGACTCGACACCTATCGGCAACCGAGCCATGGACAGCGGCTGCACGTGGTCGATGCCTCGTCCAGCCTATCCAATTGTCGGTGTCAACACGGGCGGCGCCGGCACTGCTTCTTTTGTCATAGGTGGTGACCGTCTTTCTGTGTTGGATGGCCTTCTGGAAGTTGCGGGCAGTACGGCTAATGACGGGGCTTATACTGAGCGGTTCGGATCATCGTATGATGCCGGTGCAGACGAGACCACTGTCAACGTCAATGAAGAGGTGATTGACTCAACGGCGGATGGCAACCTGGAGATCATCCTCTACACGTCGATGGAACTATGGATGAACCGGGCGTCTCCGTGGCCCAACACGGACGCGGAGACGCTGTCAATGCATCTCGCAGACGTTTGCACTGGCGACGTGACGGTTACGGCTCGTGTTCTGCCAGGAACCAATCCAAACACATCAATAGAAATAGGAAGGCTGGGCATCATTGCCAGAGCCAGTGAGGATGGTGAAACGCGGTGGATTGCCTATGTGAATAGTCGCATCAGCGCCCAGCGGTTTTATCTTCGCGGCGTTCAGGATGGTGTTTTCATTCATACTCAGAGCGTTCTCTTGACATGGCCGGCAGTTCAAGACACATCGCAATTAGAATGTCTGGAAATCAGTCTGGTCTGTTCGGGCGAAAGCATTGTTGCAACATTGAGTGGCATTGACGGAACGGAAGTGCTTTCTACCACAAGCTCAGTCGGGCAAGACAACACCTACGTCGGAATCATGGGCAATTCGCCCTACGCACATATGTCAATTCCGTGGCTGTTAGATGATTTTGTGGCGTGTTCGCAATCAACATCTACAGCAAACGACAACTGCACTGTGAACGACCTGTTTACGGATTCTGATTCAACGCACCTCGAAGACCACTTGCCGGATAAGGGGGCACCGTGGATCGTCAGCCACACAGCGTTGACGTATCCACCATTCGAGATTGTGAGCAACCGCGTGAATCTGAACTTTTCGGGCGCACAAAACATATTGGCCTTATTGGACGTTGGCACCGGTGATGTGGCCCTGACAGCGGACTTGGCGGCGGGCGGGCCTCAGTTTGTGAACACGTGGCATGGGCCTCAGTTTTTGAACACGTGGCATGGGATCGTAGCGAGAGCAACAGCCGATTATCAGAACTTCTGGGCGGTCGTGCCTAATCGGATTAGCAATCAGTTGGAATTGTGGAAATGTGAGGCAGGCGTCAAGAGCCTGGAGGCATCTATGGCGAATTTATTCGGCCTTAGTCCTGATCCATCGCACGACTATAAGCACCAGTATTTTTGGGCACGCTTTACGGGAAGCAGCATTGTTGCATCCCCTTTCTCAACAGTGCTCCCGGGGCTTTCACATAGCAGTAGCTTCGGTGAAACCAATACGCACTGCGGGATGTATCGCTCGACCGCGTTCTTCTATGGTTCGCCCCTTCCGATGTGTCGCTCTCACTTGGTTGACAACTTTGAGGTGACTGCACTATGACCTGCCTCTGCCGAACCAAAGCCTACCCGTTCTACTGCATCGGGCGAAAGGTCCGCGTCCACAGCCCGGAAGAGCACGCGGCCTGCCCCGGCGTGTCGATACCGGGCGGCAAGGGGCGATTCTACAACGGCGGCACGTGCGGGCGTCGCGGGGAATCACTCGGCACGATGAAGGGCAATCTGTGCGGCGGGAACCACGGCATGTGTGCGGTCTACCGCTGCTCGAAGCACGGCAAATGCAGCGACACGCTCGTGAGGAATGACGTCCGAAGTTGTGAGACGTGTCGAGATCATACGGGGAAAGACAATCATGGCAATATCTGACCTTCCGAACCTTGATGAGGCACCGGCACTGGCCGACACATGGGTGATGCACGTCAACTCCGCATCACCGGCGAAGGACTATTACGTCCTGCTGTCCGACTTCGCAAGCTACGTTGGAGCGGCCGGCCTAGTGGTCCACACGCACCTCGATGCTGGGGAAGGTGGAACGCTCACTGAGGCGGCTATCAGCGATCTCGACCACACCGACGCCGATGCCTTCCATGACAACGTGAGTGGGGAGATCGCGGCGCTAACCGAGCAGGTGGCTCTTGTAGATGGCGATTGGTTCGTCATCGAACGGGCGTCGGACGGGGCAAAACGCAAATTCGACGCCGCGAACCTGCCAAGCGGCAGTTGCAGCTCCAGCAGCAGCAGCGGCGGAGGCGGGACTGGCCGGGTTGTCGAGATCATCAGTGTCGACTGCCCGGCCGACGACGCACCAACACCGGGAACACGCGACGGCGGGTCAACGCCGGCCGAGCGGCAAGCGGCTTACGAGTTTGACACCGCTATTGACACCTACCTCGACCACCGTTGTTGGCTCTCAGGTTACGCGGGCGGCGGGCTGACCTTCACGGTCGCGTGGCGGGCCGACACGGCAACCAGCGGGGACGTCCGGCTCGGGTTGGCGATCCGGCGGCTAGACACCGGCGAAGATTACGACGTCGCCCACACGTTCGTGTTCAACAGCGTGGACTCGACCGCCCCGGACGCGGCGGGAAAGACCCAGTACGCGACGATCACCTTCACAGACGGGGCCGATATGGATTCGGTCGTTGACGGCGAGGTGTTTATTCTGCGGTTCATACGCGAGGGCACGCACGTGAACGACGACATGACCGGGGCGCTGCAAGTCCTAGCCATTCTCGGCGAGGAAAGCTGATGTCTCGCGACTTCACGAAGTCCACCGCGAACTACATGAGCCTGGGGACGAACGCTCTCTCGCCTCTGCTCAGCGGTGCCACCACGATCTGCGGTCACGCCTGGGTGTGGGTCGACACGTTCGACACCGGGGCGACGGACAACAAGATTCTGACGATCATCCACGACGGAGCGAATGAGGGGCTGTCGCTGTTGCTCAGCGGGGCATCGCCAGTGCTCAAGGTGCAGGGACGCTCTGAGACCGGCGAGACGTTGCGTAGTCTGTCCGGCGCGACGCCGGTTCCCACTGGGCAGTGGGTATCAGTCGGCTTCCGGTGCGACTTCGCGAACGACGTAACGAACGCGGTCTTTCTGAACGGTAGCAGCGACAATGACGGGGCCATGTCGTGGGACACGACGGCTTACACGCCGGGCGTGCCGACACTCAATGACCGGATCGGCTCACACCCCGGCGGCGTTGTGACTCAGTGGTTTGATGGACGGATTGCTGAAGTGGTGCTGTGGGCTGGCGACATCAGCGACGCTGGTTTTGCGGCCCTCGCGAAGGGCTGGCATCCGCCGGAAGTGGCGCGGCCGTTGTGCTACTTCCCGTTGCTCGGTGACGAGTCTTCTCTTGGCATGATTCGTGACAACTTCACAGACACAAACGGCGTGAGCCTGGATGCCCATGTGATGGACGTCGGCAGTGGTTGGGTTGAATACGCTGGGACTTGGCAAGTTAGCAATAACAAAGCAGAGATGACTACGGTCGGCGGCGGTCGGGTGGCCGCCGATTCAGGCAAGACAGATGTCACGATCACCGCTGAGGTGCATATCGGCCAAGCAGGGAGCACGCTTGCCCCCGGTCTCGTCGGTCGTTTAGCAGATGCAAATAATTTCTGGGCGGTCATCCTAAACCAGAGTGATCTTCAGCTTCAATTGTGGGAAGTAACGGGAGGGAGTGGTAGCCTACGTGACTCCGCTGGTTATTATTACTTGCCGAACACAACTTATCAGCTTGAATTGGTGCTAGACGGCACGGCAATTTCTGCAACTGATGGCAATGTCTCAGTAAGCTATAGCAGTGCAGCGCACCAATCGAACACAAAACATGGACTGCAAAACAATCAAGGTTCACCTATTACAAATCGAAACACATGGGACAACTTCACGGCGGCACGTCCCGGCTTCCGCGACGAGTACGGCAACCAGACGGCGACGATCACCGGCACGATCGCAAAGGCCGTTCATCCGCCGAAGCGGGCTGGCATCTGGGTTCCTCAGTGGTTTGGGAACTCACTCACGATCGTTGAGTCAGTGCCGTCCGGCGACTTCGACCCGTACGACTGGGGTACGCCGATTTGGTGGATGGACGCGGCACAAGGGGTTGAACAAGCCGATGGCGTACCGTCAACCGACGGGCAGAATGTACGAAACTGGCTAGACTCGACCGTGACCGGGATGGACTTTCAGCAAACCGTAGCATCGTGGAAGCCCTACTTTTATACGGGTGTTGTCAACGGTTATCCGGTCGTTCGGTTCGACGGTTCAGACGACTTTATGGAGCCGTTCAATTCCAATCGGTTGGGGGCATTCACAGAGTTGACGGCGTTCGTTGTCTTCAAAACAGACAGCAATTCTATATGGCAGGGATTACTAGGATACACGGACGCGGTCGGTGGCCGAACATTTCGCGTAGATATCGCAAATTCTGGTATAGGCAACACTGTTGCATGTCTGATCTATGCCAGTGGAAATGTATGGTTGGACGCTTCGTCCGTTGATCTATCGGACTGGCTCATGATCACATTTACGATCCAACAATCCGGTACAGGACGGCTCTGGATTAGCAACGTTCTGCAAGACACCGAAGCAATCGGCACGCTGCAATATACTGGAACTGGCGATTTGGCAATTGGAAAAGTTGTTGGAAACAAGTTTGATGGTGACCTTGCAGAGATCATCTACTACAACGCGGTACTCTCCGACGCCAACCGCATTGCCGCAACCGCAGCCCTGATGGCCAAGTACGGAATCACATGAGACCCTGGGACTACCAAGTCTGCGCGGCAATCCCGGTCTTCGGATCACCGGAAGCGGTCAAGGTGTGTATTGACACGCTCCGCTGCCAGACAGAGCGTCCCTGCATTGTCCTGGTGGACACCGGAAGCAACTCAGACGACTTTGCCGAGATCGAAGCGATGCGAGCCGATGACTGCGAAGTTCATGCGATCCGCACGCGGGCAACCATTCATCCGCATGACAACGTTGCCTCCGCGATGGACTTGGCATTTTCACTCTGCCGATCGCCGTTTCTGTTCGCAACGCATGCCGACTGCTTTCTGAAACGGCGGGAACTGCTGGCCGAGATGGTCGAGTTGTGCAAGTCGAAATCGCCGATCGTCGGGTACGGCATGTCACCCCGGAACTTCCCGGCACACCGCTGGATGGTGTCGCACGTCTGCACGATGTTCGATATGAAAGTGATGGACCGGATCAACGCTGGGTGGTGTCAGCGCCGGCTTGTGGTGCAAGAGGGCGACGGCAAGACGCGGGTGCATGAACCGATCCGGGGCGGCTGGCCTGACACGGATTTGTTCTGGAACTACCAAGCAAAAGCCGCCGGGATCACGCCCTACCGGATCGGGCGCGAGCCGAGAGCCGACACGTCCTTTGAAGATCACAACATAGAACACTCGCGAGGCGGCGGCAACGTCCAGGGAAACGGGGAACTCATAACACGACTCGGTGCGGCGGTCGAACGGGCTCGCGAGCGGCTGAGAGAATGGAACGTTCCCAACACGGAACTGGCCGGGCCGATTCGCGATAATGTCCGAGTGAAGCCGGCCAGTCTCGTGCGGGATGCCGGGCCGGATGTGGTTTTGCCCAGACCTATCGCCGTTGTGATTCCGGCCGCTGGTTCACCGGACCTGACGTCTCGGTGCCTCGATCACTTGTGTTGGTATGCCGACGTGCCTTTTGATGTCATCTATGTCGACAATGGTGGTACGCCGGACGTGGCTGAGAGAGTAGCGAGCCATGCCGAACGGCTGGGACTCGACCTAGTAACGATCCATAACTCGACAAATCGAGGATTCACGGCGGCCGTCAACCAGGGGATTCGAGCGGCGGCCGGTCGTCACGTGCTCCTGCTAAACAACGATTGTTTCATCGGGCCGGGTTGTCTCATGCGGATGCTATCCCACCTCCAGACTGACCGAGTTGCGGCCGTGGGGCCTTTCACGAGCGATGGTGGAATTCAGTCGCTCCATCGCCAAAAGAACGTCAACATGGCGTGCGTGGGGAAAGACCTAGAACTTGACGACTCCCTCACAACGGCTCTCGCATTAACGGAGAACGCCGGGAGGTCGAAGGCGATCACGCGGCTCGCGTTTTTTTGTACTTTGTTGTCGGCTGATGCGATCGACGAAATTGGAGACCTTGACGAGCGTTTCGCAAACCTCGGTTCAGACGACGACTGGTGTGTCCGCGCCCAAACAGCGGGCTGGCAGGTGCGGATTGCCCTGGATGCTTACGCATGCCACATACACAAGGCGACGTTTGAACGCCTTGGTTTTGATCGGCGCCAAATGCAACTCAGGGCGGAAGCAGCAAAACGGAAAAGCAGCACATGGCGGTGCATTCTGGCCGTGCCGGTCTTTAACCGGCTCGAATACGTTCGGCAGTCTCTGGAGTCGATAATCGAACAAGACTATCCAGCATTGCGGACAATCGTGTGGGACAACGGATCGGACGACGAAACGCGAGTATATCTTGAGCAACGTCTTGCGAACGTGCCACACGTGACGCTGATTCGCGCGCCGGTAAACATGGGTTGCGTGTATCCGCAATCTGTGATCTGGAACCGTTACGCGCATCAAGCCGAACTGCTCGCAAAACTCGATAGCGACATGATCGTACCTCCCGACTGTATTTCCCGGCTTGCGGCAGCGTGCCAAGTATCTGACCGACTTGGATTTATGGGTGCCTTTCACTTTCGCGCGGACGGAGAGCAGTGGATCAACCCTGACCGCATCGTCAATGAGGGAAAATTATCGTTTGTCAAGCAGCAGCACGTCGGTGGGTGTGGGATGATTCGAGCCGACGTGTACCGGGCAACCGGGCCGATCAAGGTCCCGTTGAACGCCAGCAAAAAACCGTTTGCGGATGGCAGTTTTACCATCTATCAACTCGCGCTGAATGAGGCGGGCTACCTTAACGGCTATCCGTCCCCGTTGATTCACATCGACCAAATGGAGGATACGCGATCGTCGCACTCAATTGAAACGCCGGAGTACATTGCTTACAAGGTTGAGATGCGAGGACGGACGCCAGCACAAGTGACGCAGTACAGTTGGATCAAAAATGCTAAACGGAACCTTGGCTAAATTACAGGAGAAAGCATGTACTACACAAAATATGTAAGCATGGTTGCTGCTTTGCACAGGCATCCTGAGTATGCGGGCATTGATACGGTCGTCGAAACCGGGACTGCAACGGGTGACTTCGCTATGACGCTGCGCAACCTGTTCGATCATGTTCACACGATAGAGCTGTCCGACCGTTTATTCGCGGAAGTCGGCAAGAACTTTCGCGACAGCAAGGTTCATTTTCATCACGGCGATTCAGCTATCGTGGTGCCGGAATTGTCTGTCGAAATCAATCGACCTTGTATCTGGTATCTCGACGCCCACTATTGCAAGCAGTATGAAGGTCGTGCGGCCGGCCAAAAGATGTTCCCCCTGTGGCAAGAACTTGCGGCAATTCGGGCACGGCCGTATGCCGAGATCGTCATAGTGGATGATGTGCATAATTTTGGACGGTTCCGTGGCGAGAATTGGGGCAACTGGGAGGACGTGTCAGAGACCACCATCTGTGAGGCACTCGATCAGAGCAGAACGTTTGACGCCTATTTCGCCAAACGTGAATTCGTTGTGTACCGCAAAGGAGCAGAGAAATGTCAACAGGCGGAGTAGCCATCTGTCACTACAATCGAACCAGCCATCTACAGCATATCATCCAGTGCGTGAAGAAAACGACGCCGGGTTGGGTCAAGGTGATCGTCTGCGACGATAGCTCGGAGCAAGCTGACGTGGTCGCACAAATCTGCGACGAGGAGCAGGTTGTTTTGATCCGGGGCAAGAGCAGGGGCAACCCCGGAAACAAAAATCGCGCTCTGTTTGCCCTACAGGACTGTGATTACGTTTGCCTCCTTGAAGACGACTGCAAGCCCGTAAGCGATGGATGGTTTGAGGCATACGCAGCGGTCGCTGCTGAGTTTGGAATCAACCACTTTTGCCGAGTTGTCGAAAAACGCACTACACCGGCGGCGCCAGAGATCGACAGACACGTAAAGGAGTTGCTTGGGTACACGCTGGAGTATAGCAGCAAGCTTCGCGGAGACATGATTTTCGTCACTAGGCGAGTTTTGGAGATTGTCGGCGGATGGTGTCCGATGTTCCGTGGATGTGGGCACGCTCACCAGGAATGGTCGGGGCGTATTTTCAGGGCTGGTCTAATCGCCCACCCAAATCGCTGGATTGATTTGGTCGAATGCGAGTGGGAATCGATCGGCGACCGCCAAGGCGGACGGTGGAATGAAGAGGAAGAGTGCACGAAGCAGATTGCCAGAAATGAAAAAATCATGCTGGAGATCAGCAACACACCAGTAGTGTATTGGCCGCTACGGTTTGAGTAAAAATGAACTCACTGCCCATTGACGTCGTACTAACCCGCACGACGCCCGGATGGAAAGACGGCACCGGCGTGCAAACCAGTCTGCCGGAGGGCTGCTATCGCATCACTGGGCAGCGTATTGACCGGGGTACGCGATACCTCCTACTCGACGGCGAGGTGTGGGTGTCCTACTGGGATGTTTCCGTGGTCGCCGTTGGCGTAGCGACCGGCAACTCAAATCTCGGCAGCGCATGAATATGCGGCGAAGCCGAGGGCAACGCCGGATACGCGGTGTATCCAATCTTGGAGTATCTCGCGGAGATGAATCGGTTCGTCATATTGCGTTGAGAGGTGCTCCGAAAATATCACCCGCGTGGCGGTCTCAGGGTCATCGAAGGCGCCGCAACTGTTGAAGCGAATAACGACGCGCCAATAGGTCTCGAAGTATTCCGGGTCGTCGGGATCGACGCCCTTCTCCCGTTTCAGTTCTTCAGCCTCGATTCTCCAGTAGCACCGGAAAGCGTCCTTGTGATTCCAGCGGAGCGTTCTGTGCTTCATTGCGGTTTCTCCGGTAAGATTTCACGCGGCGGTCGGCCACGTCTTGCCCTCGCCAACGGCGGATCGTTCGCCTTGCGGCTGAGCTGGTTCGCCATCGCCATGCGGCTGAACTCGCTGAAGCTAAGGCCGTTCGCCTTGCAGTATTTCTCGACGGCCGCTTGCAGGGCGAGCGGGATCACCAGCGAGTGGCGCTGGAGCCGGTGGTCAGGCATGGGACTCCTTTCCGGTGGCGGCGGCGATGGCGGTCAGTATCGCCAGAGACACCTGATCGTCTTCGTCGCAGAGGCCGCAGCGAACGGCCAACTGGCACGCTTCGAGCAGGCCCTTCACGGCACCGGCCTCAAGTGCGTCCGTCGGGATGCCAGCGCAGGCATTGACGGCCAACACGATGCGGTCGGCGTTGGCGAGTGAGTGGCCGCCTTTCCCCTCGACTTTCGCGATCCGATACGTGGGAGCCTTGTCGGCACCGATACCATAAGCGTGATTTGTTGCGTCAAATTGAGTGTCTCCCAACTCGTCGACAACCCACGGCTCCGGTGTGTGCTTCGTTTCATTCGTCATCATGCTGCCTTTCCAGAAACTTTTGGACCACCTCGAAGGCGACGTCATCAGCGATCGTCACAGCCTGGTCCCACTCGTCGTCTGAAAAATCATCGAACGTGCCAATGCCGCAATCCTTTCGCCGGAACGTGGCACCGTTCCACCCGTGACATGTGCTTCGCGGGACTCTCGCGCACTCCGCCTCTACGTTGGCGATCTCGAGTCCCAGCCGGTCGAGCACTCCGTTGGTCCATTCGGTGCCGACTTCATCCCAGTAAGTGGGCTCGCGTGCCAGGTCGCGCAGCGGCCCCAAAAGCGTCAACCATTCTTCGCTCTCACAGACCTCGATTTTTCGTGTCATCGTTTCTCCCTTTCGGTTGTGCCCGTCGCCGGGCGGTTAGTTTCTGGCCTCCGGATAATTCGCCAAAGTGCCGTGCAGCAGCTTGCCGCCATTCCGACGGCAGAAATCCTGAGCTGCCTGATCGGTTTGCGCGACGATCTCGGTAGCAGGTGAGTCCGCACAACATCGGCTCATCTGGCAGATTTGCTCATCGGACAATCCGAGCGATTCCACTCCGTCTGCAGTGATCAGCACCGTACCACTAGGCTTCATGCTGACCACCATTTTCCGCTTTGCGTCTTTTCTCATCGTCTCATCTCCTCGGTTGTGCCCGGCTGGTGTCGCCGGGCGGTTGGCGGGGTTGTCACCAATTCGCGATATTCATCTCGTTTTGCATCGTTCCGCCCCCCGTTTCGTTGTTTGTTGTTGTTCTCATGCGTGTAAAATACTACCTTTCTCGGAATCTGTCAAGATAATATCCTACCTTTTTCTGAAGATTGTCAAAATAGTCGCAACGCCGGAAACCGTCACGACTTACAGCCTTCCGCTTGACAACCGCACTTGACAAACGAAACGACCGACACTACGATCACCCCGTGGTAAATATCAACACCAACTTAAAAATGCAAAACCCCCGGCTTTGGGGGTGGGTGTCGGTGGAAATCCGACAGGCCGTTGATAGCCTTCCACCCCATCCTTTCAGCCGGGGGTTTTCTGTTGTCGTACCCTCAGAGCACTCGGCAATCTCAGGACGTAAAACTCAAAGCACCGCATTTCGTCTTGTCTGCGGAAATCTCGGCCGAGTGAACGGCGCGGCTGCCATACCAACGGGAACTGGCAGTGGGGCCGAAGAGACGCTGCGCCTACGAACGCAGCGGTGGTGTTACCGGGGAGCGACCTTACCAGCCTCCTCAGGACAGGCACAAAAAATTCCGGGCTCTTCGCACCGCAGAATCCCGGTGGCGTCCAGCCGAGTCTTGGCACCTTCGTTCTCTCTGTAGAGTCTATCTGGTGTTTGATTAGGGGCAAAAACCCTAGGACGCCGGACGCGGTGGTTGCGCGCAGATGAAGAGGAACATGACAATGAAAAAGAAGACGAAGCAACAGAAACGACGTCGCAAGACGCCCCGTCCTGGCCTCAAACGATCGCAGGTCCACAATTATGCGGACTACCTAAAATCTCATCATTGGCAGGTGATTCGCGAGCAGGCCCTGAAACGTGTTGGTTGTCGTTGTGAAGACTGTGAAACGACGGAAGGCGTACGCGTTTACCATCGTGAATATCACTGGTTCAGCGAGCGACCGTCTGATCTTGAAGTGCTCTGCAACGATTGTCACGGACTGCGACACGAAGACCAGTACCTAATGGCAACGGGGATCAATCGCCGATACCAGCAAGTCATGGCCACGGTCTGACCAGGCAGACGGTAAAGGGCGTGGTCTACAGTTTCGGCAACACCTTCGCCGCGCTCATCCGTTGGAACGCAATGGTCGGATCCAGGTAGCTCTTGATCGTCACGGCGACAGAGCGATGGCCCATGTGCTGTTGAGCAGCGTACTCTCCGGCTGCGGCGCAGACATGACTAGCAGATGAACGGCGGATGCAATGAAACTTCCGCAGGCGATCGAACGGCAGCCCGGCCGGGATCAGCACGTCTTTCTCAAACCGCACCCAGATTTGCCGGCGGCTGAACGGCCACGGGAAAAGCATCGGGTGATCGGGCATCGCGGCGACGGCGGCCAGCGTCTCGGGCGACAACTCATCGACCATTTCCGTATACGTCTTCGTCAGTTCGGCCGGTACGCGGAGCACACCACGTTCGTCGATCGCGGATCTTTGAACGGTGAGAAGCGAGTTGAGCCGGTGCCCCGTCTCCCACATCACCAGAATCAGCGCCAGCCAGTGCCGTCCGTCCCGCTGCGGATCGAACCGTGGAATCCTCGGAGCGGCCACACACGCCCGCTTGAGCCGCCTCATTTCATCTACGGTCCAGGCGACCGGAACCCGCCGCGGCTCTGTCAGGCGGGGCACGTCGCCGTTGTCCGGAGCTCTGGTGACTGTCTTCCCGTCTCGGAAGGCGTCCCGCCAGAGAGTCAGCAGGGCCTGCCGTTTGGAGTTGACCGTTCGCGGTGCCCGGCCGCTGTCGTGTAGCCAGCGGAGGAACCGGAGCACGGTGTCGGGCAGCAGGTCATCGACAAGCGGCTCGCGCCCGAGGTGTGTGCCGAACAGGTTGACCGCGATCAGGTACTGCGCGATCGTTTTTGGGCCAGCGTTTTGGTGCCGCAGAGCGTAACGGTCGGTCAGAAAGTCTCGAAGGTCCATGGCGCGACTCCGTGAGAGTGCGCCTCCGTGCAAATGTGATCCATCGTGATCAGACGCCGCAGTCTATCACGTATCGTCGGTCATTCGGTGAAAAAACGATCAGAACAAATGTGACTTGAAACATCCGGAAAGGATAACCCGGACGACAATCAGTAGGCACGGCAAATGTCTGTGCCTACAGACAGTGTACATTGAGGGCCCAAAGAATCAATGAGTTTTTGCACGAATCTGGGAAATTTCGGAAACCGTTCGGGAACGAGTCGAGGTGGCGAAATTGGCAACCGCGCTGGATTGAGGGTCCAGTGCCCGCAAGGGCTTGGGGGTTCAAATCCCCCCCTCGACACTCGTGGAGGGGTCAAGGAAGTCAGTCAGCAGTCGTTCGACTTTTTCCAGCAGCCGAATGCAGAGGTAGTTTCCGTCGAAGACTCCATCGTGGGGGTCCGCCACTCGACCGGCCACATCGGCGGCGTCGATCAACAGCCGAATGGTTGCCTCTTGGCGATCACTGATTTTGGGGATCGGCATTGGAAAGTTCCTTTTTGAAAGTGAACCAAACCCGGCAGCCGGCCCCAACCGCGAGGCGGGCAGCGGCGTTGATGACAGTCTTGAGCCGCTACTAACGACTGCCGGGATTTTAGCAAACGCACTTGCAAAGTGCAACAGTAAAGTGTACTATCGGAGCATGAGCACCGTGTTGAACGACGCTGACGCAAAACGGCAAATCGCTTTTCACGTGAATCGGTTCCTGAAAAAGCGAGGATTTTCGCGATATTGGCTCGCGAAAGAGACCGGCGAATGGCAGAGCACAATCGCCAATGTTTGCAACGGCGAATGCGTCCCTGGTGCCGGTCTTCTCGCCCGAATTGCGGATGCTCTCGAAACGACGACGGACGAACTTCTAAAGCCAATCCCAAAAACTTTGAGAAAAAGTCGGATTTCGGCTTGACAGAACAATACAGTATTCTGTAGTATTCCCCGTTGGTTGATTTAGTAGTCAATCAACGGAGTTGAAAACAAGACTGTTCTGCTGGCCTCTTCTGAGGCACCGGGACAACAACCGCTGAGGGAACGATGGCACCGGAGGCTATCGGTAATTCAGTGACACGGCGGTCACTCAACTCTGACTCACAATCCTCAGCGGGATTGCGGCGGGCGTCTGCGGTCGCAGGCGACCCGCCATTTTTGTGCAGTGAAATAACTCGCACAGCCGCTCCCCCGGAACGTAAGCCGGGGGAAGTCTCGGCACAGCCGAGAGTGTACGCGGCGAAACGTATGTCGCCGGCACTCCGCCAACTGACCGACGAAGTCCTGGTTAGCGGCCAGCCGTTGCAACGGTGCGGAACGGGCCGGCTGTGCGAGTTTACTGGTGGCACCAGAGTCCCCCGTACGCCAATTGGAGAGCGGCCCGTATTCGCGGGTGTATGCCGGTTCGAGTCCGGCCGGGGGGTGGGCCGAGTCGACAGCCCCTCTGGTGCTACTTTGCACGTCACCCGTATGCCAACCCGGAAGAGCAGCACGTGCCGTGAGAATCGGCCGTGTGTACTGTCGGTTCGAGTCCGACCGGGTGACACTTTCCGCAGACTCCGCTACCCGCGAGGGCGCGGCGGTTCACACTAACCGAAAGGATGGCAGGGATGCTCGTACTTACTCGCCGTGAGGATCAGAGGATTTTGGTCGGCGACGACATCGTGATCACGTTGGTAAGGCTAGGGAGTTATGCGGCACGCATCGGCATCGACGCGCCGCCTGACGTGGATATCCGGCGGGAAGAGGTGCCAGAATTGGAGCGTGACGATATTTACTCCGAGCGTATCGCCAAACTGAAAGAAGATGTCGCCCGGCTTCAGGCAATTCTCGACAATTGGATTCCGATGCCCCAAATCATGGGCGGCTGGGGGGAACCGGACGCGCCGGATGATGCTGTCGCGTTGATCCGCGAAGCGTGTGAAATTCGCGGTGTCGATTTTTCGGAGCATCAACGGCTAGTTGCTGCCCAACTGCCAAGGGAGCAACCGCAATGAGCGTGGCCGCGAATGTATCGCACCAATTTACCAAACTGAGAGAAGAGATCGTACGACTCGAGAGACGGACCAGGGCCGGGGCTAAGAGCGGCAATTATCAGGTGATCATCGAATACTGTTCTCTGTCGGACGCGATCGCGTATGCCGAGCGGATGAAATCGTTCGATCCGCAGATCATCACCCCGGACGGGACGGTGTATTTCACACCTCGGCAGGAAATAGCTTTCGGAATCGAGATTGCGGAGAACGAACGGCGTGTCGGCGCGGGGATTTGACAACACGAAAGGATCGCAGGGATGCCAGACTACACTGAACTGAAGGCAGAGGTTCTCACACGTTTCGCGGGCCACGACTACACACCGGGAGGGCCGTTGGTTTATGCGTGGCATGTTCATCATGGCATGTTGTGTGAACTCCTGAGCGAACCGATCGCGAACAGGATCGATTGGATCATCATCAACAAGCCGGCACGCGAGATTCCGATCCGTTGTGCATGGTTGTGGCCAGTCAAGGGAGCACTACCAGCCGAGTTGAACAAGGCATGGATCGAGTGGGACAAGGCATCAGCCAAGTTGAACAAGGCATCAGCCAAGTTGAACAAGGCATGGATCGAGCAGAACAAGGCATGGATCGAGTGGGACAAGACATCGGCCGCGTTGAACAAGGCATCGTCCGAGTTGAACAAGGCATGGATCGAGCGGGACAAGGCATGGATCGAGCGGGACAAGGCATCAGCCAAGTTGAACAAGGCATCAGCCAAGTTGAACAAGGCATCAGCCAAGTTGAACAAGGCATCGGCCAAGTTGAGCAAGGCATCGGCCAAGTTGAGCAAGGCATGGATCGAGCAGAACAAGGCATCAGCCAAGTTGAGCAAGGCATCGGCCGAGTTGAACAAGGCATCGGCCGAGTGGAGCAAGGAACTTGAAGCTCTTCATGCGGCTGAGTTACCTGGCTGCCCGTGGAACGGAAAACAGTTGGTGTTCAAGGATGAAGAATGATGCTCGTACTCAGCAGACGTGAAGGGCAGAGGATTTTGGTCGGCGATGACATCGTGATCACGCTGGCACGACTCGGCACGGAGTCGGCACGTATCGGCATCGAGATTGCAGAAAACGAACAACGGAGGATCGGATAATGCGAGACAGCGTAAAAGTGGCCGTACCGGACGAACTTGCCAAGTGTTGCGATACGAAAAGTACGCGATACGCCCTCGGGTCCGTCCTGGTGACACCGAAGGCCGGATGTGACGACGCTTGCTACGTCGCCGCGACGGACTGTCGTGGGCTGACGATCGTTGAATGCACGGGCACCGTGCCTGATGAAGTGCTGATTCCGGCGGTGACACGTTCGAGCGATGGGGAAATGCCAGGGGAATTCCCAGACGTGCAAAACTTCATTCCGGAAGCAACCACTCACAGCCATGTCACACTCGACTCACAGATCCTGCGACGCATCGCGAAAGCAATCGGGTCAGAAAACAGGCGAGTGACGCTGTTGTTCTTGGACGATCCCACCAAACCGGTGCTGCTGCTCGGCGAACACGGAATCGGCGTGCTGATGCCGGCATGGAACGAGGACGAGGGTAATCAGCGGCCTCGTTACAACGCGATCCGCAACTCATACATCCACTCGCGGGAGCAAGCAGCAGAGAAGAAGTCTAACGATGTTTGACGCATGGACGTGGCAAGTCTGGTTGGCTGTGACCTGGGGGACGGTATTCACGTGGGGCTATCTGTTGTGGAAGGCAGAGCGATGAGCGAAGCGACCGAACGAACAACCGCCACCATAGCAATCGGCAAGGACATCCAATATGCCAAGGTTTCCGCCCGGCTTAAGGAGTTTCACGCCGACAATCAGTCTTGCTCCGTTGAAACGAGCGTCGAATTCAAAGAGGGGCACGTGTTGTTTGCCGCCAAAGTGACGTGCGGTCGCGGAGTATTCACTGGTCACTCACTCGGTAAGACTGGTGCGGTCAAGCAATTCGAGAAACAGGAAACTATAGCGGTCGGGCGGGCGTTAGCGTTTGCCGGTTATCTCTCATCGGGCGAGATTGCCAGCTTTGAGGAGATGGTTGAAGCCGGGCCAACGATCCATGACAACCCGGCACCGCTGCCCGACGCGCCGAGCGTTCCGCCTCGCGGTGATCGCGTCACGGCAGACGAATGCAAGCTGGTCTGGACGGCGTGGGGGGCGTTCCGCGAATCGACGGGATCACCGCACTCTGCCGCACAGTTCGCGGAATTTGTCGAGGGCGCGACCGGCATGGACCGCAGCCTTGTTTTGTCGGCAACGAACTGGACTCGCGCGAACATTGATGCGTGCTACCGTCGCATGAAAATGGAAAAGCCGCAGGAGCCGCCGGAATGACTGACCTATTCACCGAACCTGAAATGACCATCCTCGACCGCTCTACGCTTGAAGCGTGGGCGACGTGTCCCTTCGCCGCGGCTGGTCGTGAGGCTGGGCTCGTCACGAGCGTCGGCCTGATCGCCAGGGCCGGCGAGGAAGTCCACCAGGCCATCGGGCGGACGTTGCGCTCCTACCTTGACTCGGACGGCATGTTGAGCCTCAGCGACCTCGTACACATAGCCGGGATCGAAATTCGCAGTTCACAACCGGACGTCCAGCCGGAAGCGGTCAAGGCTTTCCGGGCAAGTATGTGGGCGTTCATACGATACGTCACCGGCTTGCACTTTGTAAATATCCTGCGGTTTGACGGCGGGGAGGGCAAGCGATCCGGGCAACTGGCGTGGGACGTCGAGAGCCTTGGTGTGCGCGTCACGTCTGAAGTTGACCTGCTACACGCGACTCCGAGCAAGGCGCTGCTGTCAGAGGTGGACTGGAAGTCCGGCTGGAAATGCTGGACCGCAGAGGCCGTGCGGGACAGTTTTCAGTTCCAGCTACACGCTTGGCTGATCTTCAACAACTATCCGGACGTGGAAGGTGTGCAGGTCACGATCTGGAACTTGCGGACGAACCGGCGGGCGTGGCCGGTCGAGTTTGAACGGCGTGACCTACAGGCGATCAACACACGCATGCTATCGGCAATCGAGCAGTGGGGTCGATACCACGGCAAGCCGCTGGACGACGTGCCGACGTGGCCGGCGCGCGAGAAGTGTCCTATATGCGACACGGCGGCGATCTGCCCGGCAGCGGACGGTGACATCGTTGACCTGCGAACCGATCCCGGTCACTTCGTCGACGTCATGCATGCGGTCGAGTGCCGGTTCAACGCGATGAAGAAACTTGCGGCCGCCTATGTGACAGAGAACGGAGACATCATGTCTCCGAGCGGCATGGCGTTCGGTCCCGGCAAACCGAAGGCGGATCGGAAGCCGCCCAACTCACTATATCAAACCAAACAGGAGACCACGGATGATGACGACGCCTGAAATCTGGACCATCCAGCGCACCGCAATCCACGCTGCGGAGTACATCAGTTTTCGCGACGAGGAAGGCAGGCTCTGCAACCTTCAACCGGCTATTGATCGCGAACGAATATTCCTAGGTCCATTCGGTAGCGAAATGGAAGTGAGCCGCGAGCAAGTCGTCCCGCTCATCTACAACCTGAGTAACTGGATGAAATACGGGACGCTGAGTCCAGTAGAGGAAGAGGAACCAAACAAAGCAGTGGAGAGCGCCTCAGCGGAGTAGCCGAGGCGTACTGTCCCCGGTTGCCCGGCCTCAGACGTGCGGGCCGGGTGGCTGGGGTTTGGAAAAATGGAGAGTGAGATGGAGATTACACGACTGCTACTTGAGTCGAACGGTGCGCATTGCAGTCAGGTTGACACATTTGCGGCCGAGTGGCCGAACGGGGCGAAGGTCACGAAAAAGAACTGTTTGCGTGCTGCCGCGTTGTATTTAGACATTGACTGGGCGGCAAACAAGTTTCTTCTATCCGGCTCGGCGTGGGAGGCGTACTGGGAAGGCGAGGACAGGGCGTGGAAGGCGTGCAAGGAAGCCAATGCCAGGGCGTCGAAGGCGTACTGGGAAAAAAATGCCAAGGCGTCGAAGGCGTACAAGGAAGCCAATGCCAGGGAGTGGAAGGCGTACTTGAAAGCCAATGCCAGGGCGTCGAAGGAGTACGAGAAAGCCAATGCCAGGGCGTCGAAGGAGTACGAGAAAGCCAAGGCCATGGCGTTTTGGAATGCAGCGAAGCTGACAACGGCATAACGGAACAATGGAGTGACTATGTCACGGACGGCATACGGGCAAGGAGGCTTCAGGGCGCAGCACGGCACGGACGTTGTCGCTGCGCCCGTTTTGCTACCACTCTGCCGATGGTACAAGCATCGGTCTTCTGCGTGTCGAGACTTTGAGGTCGGCGGGGAAGCGTGTTTGGCGTGGAGGGGTGAGATTGTCCGCACGCGATGAAATCACCGTCGAGATGGATGCCACGCTCTGGCGTGAAGTCGTCCACGACCTGACGGGTCTAATCCGCCAGCACAACGCCCACGCTCGCAACTGTGCCACGCTGACGCGCTGGCGTGATTACTTTGCCGAACAGGTTCCGGCGGGCTGTAGCGGGCTTGTGGGCGTTCGTGGCGACGTGAGCAACTTCGCCCAGCTTGCCAGGTGGCTGATGAAGTACCGGATGCCATCGCGGCTCGCGGTCCAAACGGCGGTTGCACGGGCGATGCATCCGGGCCGGCCTGCAGTGCGGGTGGACGCGGCGACTATGGCCGGTGCTCGGCAAGCGGCTGCCGAGATGGATGCCGGTGGGGACGGGGTGCTGCATCCGCCGGAGTGTGATTGCGTGTTTTGTGATCCGGAGGATGAAACCTGATGGCGGTTTACGTCGATGCCCTGTTCTCAGTAGAGCAGCAACAAGGATACTGCGGCTGGCAATGGACGCAAGCCTGCCACATGTTCGCGGACACGACCGCAGAACTTCACGCCTTTGCCAAGCGAATCGGCCTGAAGCGAGCCTGGTTCCAGAACAGCCGGCATCCACATTACGACCTGACCGCGACAAAGCGACGTCGGGCGTTGGCTGCCGGTGCGGTCGAGCTGACGGAGGAAACGAGGAAGCAGATCGTCAAACGTGACCGGAGAGCAACCGATGCCGAGTGACATGAAGATCACAGCCATCGCCCCGTGGTTCGGGAGCAACCGCACGCTCGCGATGCTCCCCGGCGAATCGAGCGGAAGGGATTGGCCGTAACGGACAGGAGGGGAACGGACCGGATCGGAAGGGACGGGATGGGCCCGGAGTGGCCGGAACGGAACGGACCGGATCGGAAGGGAAGGGATGGGAATGGCCGTAACGGATTGGACGGGAAAGGAGTGGAGGGGATGGGATCGGAATGGATCGGAGCGGAAGGGACAGGACTGGAGTGGCCGTCATGGACCGGAGTGGATTCGGTTTACCGAGCGGCAGTTATAACCCAAAAAGGAGTGAAATGAAATGGCGACGAAGACGACAACACGAAATCGGATTGCAGGGAACGGAGCGGATCGCACGGCAAAGGACAAGGACGGCTTTGTTGTCCGCGTGGAAATCCCCGCACTGCAACAGGGGGAAGCGACGCTGATGCTGATTGGTGACCGCCCGCTGCTGGTCAACAACAAGCTGAACGTGGCTCAGGGTATTGCCGAGCAGTACGGTGGCGTCGGCGGAAAGGCTGGGACGGTCAAGAAACCATCAGCGACCCCCGACGAGCAATACGCTCATGCGTTCTACACTCTTCTCGACAGCAACCACGCGGCCCCGCACGAGAAGGCGCGGTACGGTGTGCCGGTCAGCGGCATCAAGAAATGTGCTTGTTCTGCGATACGCACAACGGGGATCACCGACAACACAACGATCGGCTTGATCGCCAAGTCATTCTGGGTCCTTGGTGATTCCGGCGGGTTGTGTCTGCTGAAGTACGACCGCCTGGAGCGGGACGTCCGCCCCGTTAACATCGGCAGCGGTCAGAAAACGGTTCCGCAGATGCGATACCGGCCAATGTTCCACGGTTGGTCGATCAGGCTGCGGGTCAAGTTCAACCGCATGGTGATCACCGAAGACCAACTCGTGAACCTGTTCATGCACGCCGGGCAGTACATCGGCCTGTGTGAGATGCGAGCCGAGAAGAAGCAAGGCGAGTGCGGCGGTTTTGTGGTAGAGGGCTCATCCTAGTAGCGGAACGGAGCGGATTGGAAGGGATGGGATCGGACCGGAGCGGATCGGAGCGGAATGGCCGTAGCGGATGGGATGGGATTGGAACGGACAGGACGGGAGCGGATCGGATCGGATCGGAGCGGAATGGCCGTAGCGGATTGGACCGGATCGGAAGGGACAGGACTGGAGCGGACGGGAAAGGAGCGGACGGGAGAGGATGGGATCGGACCGGATCGGAGAGGACTGGATCGGAACGGCCGTAGCGGATCGGATCGGAGCGGAAGGGAGCGGAGCGGATTGGAAGGGATCGGAGCGGAGCGGCCGTAACGGAACGGAGTGGAGCGGAGCGGATGGGACAGGAGCGGATGGGAGCGGATGGGATCGGAGCGGAATGGCCGTAGCGGATTGGAACGGATCGGAATGGCCGTAGTGGAACAGAACGGATTGGCTGGAAAGGAATAACCAATGCCAAAAACACGATTAGAGTACACAATGTCGGATCACTGCCGCATTTCGCGTGCGGACAGGGACGTCTTTCTGAAGTGGCTGAACGACAATCCGGAGTTTAAAAAACGCCGGCCGACGATCGACGAGCTGATCAAGGAAACGCGGCGCCGGGGAAGCAAACTCAAAACGCTGCTCGAGCAGGACGTGCAGGCAGCCGCAGAAATCTACTGGCGGCAGCGGGCTCAATACCTGTTGCGGCATATCAACGTCGTCAAAATCGACATCCGGACCAACGAAGCGACCACCAAGCCGGTCTGCGCGTACATCCCGGTCAGGATCGAACGCGATGGGCGGATCGACGAAGAGAACTACATACCCGCCCAGCGCGTCGCGAACAACCCGTCCATGAGGCAAACCGTTCTCCAGAGAGCACACGCTGACTTTCTCTCGTGGATGCACCGGTGGGAACGGTACGAGGAATTCATGCAAACGTTTTCTCCAGTGCTCACGGCCTACCAGGAGATCGAAGCGGAACTGGAAGCGGTCGCGTGAAACCGGAGCGGAGAGGCCAATGGAACCGCATGACTGCGAACACGAGTTTCCCGATCATAGCGTGCTGTCTGCGGCGGAGGCAATGAGAGTGATTTACTATTGGGAAATCATACTGGATCGGAAGCCGCATCAGTGCATGGCGGGCTGGCGCGGAGTCCCCATAGCGGACCTGCCATCCACGGAACTGGAGAAACCTATGCGGAAGCACGTGCAGATAACCGAGCCAGGTACAGCCACACACCTCGCTCTGGCGGTCCTGTTGGATGTGGTCGAGTCGATCAGAGTCGGTGAAGTGGTCGTGTTTCCATGCAGCAATGAAAATCAGGAGTACGAAGTCACGGTCACGAAGACGACACCGCAAAAACATGCCGGGGCGTAAGGTAGAAATGGAAGGCACGGATGGCCGTTGATTGGATTAAGATGAGGACGGACCTGTACCGCGACCCAAAGGTCTGCATCATCACCGATTTGCTGATGGATTCAGAGGGCGAGCTGGCCCGCTACGTCAACCAAAACATGCAGCGTGATATGACCGTTACGCGGAACGTTATGCGTAACGTTACGGTAGGCGCTTTGGTGACAGTGTGGGGTGTTTTGCGTCACCGTGGTAAGCGAATCAACGACGATTTGTTCGTCCGTTGTTGTACAGTGTCGGTCATTGACGACCTTGCGGACATTCCCGGATTCGGCGAAGCGCTTCTAACGGTTGGCTGGGCCGTTCAAACTGATGAAGGCGTTGTTTTGCCGAGATTTTTCGAGGATTACAACGTCGATCCACTCGAAGAAATCCGAGCAAAGGGGCGGGAGCGTCAACAGAAATATCGTGAACGACAGAAGGAAAAAAGCTGTACAAGGTGTGACGTTACAGTAGCGTCAGAACGTAACGCTAGAGAAAAGAAGAGAAGAGAAGAGAAGAGTAAGAAGAATACCCCCTTACCCCCTTTTGAATCTCAGCAGTTTGCAGACGCTTGGCAGAAGTGGTTGGAGTACCGAACGGAAAACCACCACCCGGCTTACAAGCCCAAGGGACTGCAGGCTTGCTGGACCAGACTGGCGGAATTTGGCGAGTCAGAAGCGATCAAGGCGATTCGATTCAGCATGGCACAAGGCTGGCGCGGGATTTTTCAGGACACGGGTGCGTCCGGAAGCAACGGCCGTTACCAAACCAAGGCTGAACGCGCGGCGGACGTCGTCCGCAACGTCAATGCAATGTTGGAAAAAGGCAGAGACACATGACTGTCGAAGAACGAAAAGAACTCGCTGAACTGCTTGCGAATGTCTGTCTGACGTTCAATCGGGAACCGTCTGAAGGCATGATCGCAATGTACGTGCTCGCCCTGAATGATTTGCCCTTCGCGGACGTAAAGCCGGCTATTCTCAAGACTGCTCAGACATCCAAGTTCATGCCGGTGCCGGCGGAGATTCGTGAGATGACCGGGGGGGTGTCCGCTGCCGACCGTCCTGGTCTGGCGTGGGCGGCGGTCAAGCGTGCCGTCCGCCTTCACGGCGGATACCAGAGTGTCGATTTTGACGACGCTCTGATCAATGCAGCGATCCGCATGATGGGTGGGTGGAACCGTTTCTGCGAAACACCGGGGGGGGATGCGTTCGATACATGGCTCCGGCGGGACTTCGTCGCAATGTACGCTACTCTCTGCCGGTCTGGAATCAGCGGTGAGATGTTGGAGCCGTTGCCGGGGATTGTCGCGACGGAGAACGGGGGCAGCGGATACCTGGAGCATGTGCCGACTCCGGTAGTCATCGAGACGGGGTTGCCGATTGGTCCGCAGCACAGACGGATCGGGGCAGACAAGCCACGGAAGATCGGGCACCATCACGCGGCGGTCGCGGGGCTGGCGGCGAATCTTGGGACGGAGAAATAAGATGACCACCGCACTGAAGATCGGCGACAAGGTGCAGCGGCGTGTTGCGTCGCCAGTGCCTTGGAACTGCGGATACGTTGCCGAGGTGCTCTACGATCCGGATTGTGTGCGGATGGTGGTGTTGCGTGTCGACATTGAGAACGAGCGTGCCGGCGTCTGGGTTGACTGCCGGCTGATCGAGAAGAACGGGGAGGGAACGAAATTGTGAGCAGCCATATTTCAGACGCCTTACTGGCAATTGAGCACGCTGGACAGATAGCGGCCCAAATGCGACGAAAGGCGACTCTCGCGGCCAAGACGGCTGGCATGGTGCTGGTGTCTGAGGAGTACCTGAAAGCGTTGGAGGAATTGTTGGCCGCAGCCGATGCCGCCCGAACGTCTTCAGCGTCAACGCGAGACTACAAGGACGTGCTGATAAACAGCCCCTGTGATAAGTACAACGGGAAGAGAGCATTGGTCAGGCGGGCTGAATTTCAACGACTCTGCAAGGCAATTCTGATAGCCCAGGCACAGAAGAACGGGGAGACGACCGAACTGACGCTGGCATACTTGAGGGCCGAAATGAGCTATGACATTTCGCTGCGTGATCCAGTTTCTGGCGACGTCCTTCATGCGGAGAGTCCACATCAACTTGCGGGCGGAACTTACATAGTCGGTGGCACCACCGAGATGTGGCTGAACGTGACCTACAACTACTACGAGCATTTTCAACGCATCGGAAACAAAGGCATCCGAACCATCTATGGGATGAGCGGTGCTGAGAGTCTGCCAGTGTTGCAGAAAGCTGCTGATGAGTTGGATGTTGACCTCGACGACGATTACTGGAAGCCGACGGAAGGCAATGCCAGGCACGCACTCGTGCAGTTGATGGTGTTGGCTCGGTCGCGTCCGGATGGCATTTGGCAGGGGGATTAAATTATGGCCGGTAAAAGTCCAACCGCACTGACGCTGGCATACTTGAGGGCCGAAGGCTGGCCGCTGGTGGAAGTGGTCGAGCACTGGAACCCGTTCGCGCACATCCGCGTCGACCTGTTCGGCATCTTCGACATTTTGGCAGCCGACGACAAGGCCACGATCGGCGTGCAATGCACGACGGTTACCAACATGTCGGCACGTCGTAGGAAGATTGAGGCGTCGGCTGCGGCGGCGGAATGGGTGAAGTGTCCGGGCCGACGTATCTGGTTGATCGGGTGGAAGCAAGTCGGCGTGCTTCGGAAGGACGGAACGAAGTCAGTGAGAAAGCGTTGGGAACCACGGATCGAAGTAATTGCGTAACGGAAGGAGCCTGAAGTGTCAGAACAAATCTGCAAATGCTGCGGTGTGCCGGTATCCGAGTGTCGGTACGCAAGGCTGAACTACAGCGTGGGCTTTGACGAGGACGATGATGAGTGGGACGGACTCGACAGCGATCTCGACGAGGATGAATAACCGATGAGCTGTACGAGTGCAAGACACACTTGGTTCAACGGGAGTAAGCCGATGGTGAGTGACTCACAAATGAAGCCGGAACGATTGGAGCAAATCCGCCGTCGCTACCGTGAGGGGTCGCCTCATAGCGGTGACGTGCAAATCGACGTTCACGACCTTGTCAACGAACTTGCTCGCCTCCGCCGCAAGGCGGCAGCGTTGGATGTGATGGAGAAGTGGGGACTCAGCGTCGAAATGATTCACGGATGGTATCCGTACCAAACTACGCGCTGTGACCTGCATGACGGTGGGTTCTATTCCCAGGCGGAAGACGACGCCCACTACGATACACCGTGCGAAGCAATCGAGGCGGCCGCCGCGTGGCTGGAGAAACAGGAGCAAGCCGATGAGTAATTCAGGATGCCGGATCGGGGCCTGTGCTCACGGGCTCACGAAAGAAACGTGCGTGATATGTCTGCGAGACGAACTGGAGCGACTGCGGGACGACAAACCGGCACGGAAGCCGAACACGCGGATACAGATACGAGCCGTTGAATGCCCCAAAACCATGCAGCCGGGCGAGTCAATCCAGGTGGCCGGGGTGCGCATTCGGTTTCCCGAACGCACGCATATCGAGTTGGCCGTCGTGGAAGGAATCACCGTTGTTCACCTTGACAGAATGGGGGGGGTTCGCGCAAAATACGGCTACGACAGTTGCCATTGGGCATAGTACCCGGCGACGGTGATACCGCCATTGGGCATAGAACCCGGCGGTTTGCTTTCACGCATTGCGTGTGAAGGTGAACCGCCGGGTTTTTTTGTTGGAATCAACTCAGTGACACGCGACACCAACGGCTTCGTGGTTTTGCCAACCTGGTTTCTTGCTGTTTTTCTCGCGGCCGCACTCACCTTCCTCGGCGCTTTTTTTGGGGGGGGCGTGTCTGTCTACAGCGACGTCAAGGTGATCAAGACACAAGTGCAGAGCCTGGATGGTCGCATGGAACGAATGGAAGATGCGGCGAGAGTCCCGAACAGTGGCAAATAGTCGGGGGGCGGTGACGATGGAAGTACAAATCCGCTGGCTGATCAGGCGAGACATGGCCGAGGTGCTCGAAATCGAGCGGGCCGCCTTCGACCATGCTTGGACGGAAGAAGACTTTCTGTGCTGTCTCGGACAGCGGAACTGCATCGGCATGGTGGCCGAGCACAATCATGACATTGTCGGCTTCATGATCTACGCGCTTCACAAATCGAATCTCCGCATCCTGAACTTCGCCGTCGCCCCGTCCGCCCGTCGCCAGGGCGTGGCCACGCAGATGGTCAGGCGATTGGGCTGCAAGCTTTCGCAGCAACGGCGGAAGGAGATCATTCTGGAAGTCCGTGAGACGAATCTCATGGCCCAGAAATTCTTCCGCAGTCAGGGCTTCCGTGCCGTCTGCGTCCTGAGAGACCACTACGACGACACGCAAGACGACGCCTATCAAATGGTGTATCGGCTGCCATCCGAAGACGAACCACTGGACCCGTACACATGGGAAAAGCGCATCACCGAATACTGCGACCAGCCGATTTTCAAACGGAGCGAATGATGACCGAACATCCAATCAATCTGGCGATCACCATCTTTTCCGGCTTCACACAAGGGTCCGGTGACATCGTCAACGTCGGCATGGTGCGGCTCGAAGACGCGGCCGAAGCCTACTGCGAGGGCCGGCCGGCCGTGCGCGTGCGGCGCTACACGTGGGACGCGGATGTGCGGGACATGGTCAACAATCTCTGGGGCCATCGGCCGAACGGTGGGGACAACCGCAAGCAGCACCACCTGATTGCCGGGTACAGCTACGGCGGGCAGACGGCCGTTGACATGTGCTGGGAGCTGAGCAGCCGCAACGATGTGACAGTGGTCGCATTGGCCTTGTGCGATCCGGTCAGGCGCTGCAAGTGGATGCCGGGCGTGCTGGGCGGGCTCGGTCTCGGCAAGTTCCACATCCCGCCCGTCGTCGAGAGGGTGTGGGGGTATCGGCAGAAACATCCACGATGGAGTTTGCGTCGTGGGGTGGACGTGTTCCAGCCGGCGGGGCACGACGTGGTTGCGGTCGATCCCCACAAAACGAAGATCGAACCTCCGGTGATCGTGCAGGAAATTCATCAGTACATCGACAACGATGCATCGTTTCGGGAGAGGTTTTTGAAGTCCGTTGAACAGGCGGTTGCAGACGTGAGGAAGACTTAGAATGAGATGCAACGCAAAGATCGATATCAACTCAACACAGTAGAGCCTTTCTCGGCAGATGCGGAGGCGACACTTACTCGAAACGCGCAGTCAGGGGACATCGAGGCTCGAAACCAGTTGGTTGAATCCATGATTCCGTGGGTCATTCATCTGGCAGGGCGTTTTCACGACCGGATTGACGGGGCAATTGATTTACACGATTTAATTCAGTGGGGCAATATTGGTCTGATGACGGCCGTCGACAGACTTGACCCCTGTAAGGGGCGGCTGTCAACGTACTCGCGGTACTGGATACAGAGAGAAATGTGGTCGGCATACTATCAGGAGCGCCGACATGGTTTAACGTTGTCACTAGATGATCTTGGCGGCAACATTGCAGCTCCGGAACAGTGGTGTGAAGAGTACAACCGGATGGAATGGACTCTGCGATTTCTCCATGATCGAGAGAGAGACATCATCATGTCCCATTTTTATGGGGAGAGTTTTCATCAGATCGGACGACGGTTAGACCGTAGCGCCGCACGGATACGGCAAATCTTTCTAGCAGGGGTTGAAAAGTTGCGCTGGATACAGGGGGAGAAACCATGAAGCGAACCATCCTACTCGCGGCTTTGTTTCTGATGCTCACCGCAGAGGTGGTGTGCGTTGCCGGAGATGAACCGCTCGACGGCCTGTTGACCCAACTTGTGCAGGACTCGGAGCAGGTTGAGCAGAAGAGCAAGGCGCTTCACGCTCGTCTGCAGGAGGCACGCAAGGCTCAGCAAGAGCGAGATGAAGCCTGGCGGCAGCAAGACGAGGAAACGTGGTACAGCGTTTTCAGCAAGAACTTCGTCGTGACGGCGATCGGCAAATCCTTTGCGGAAGACATCCTCGCGGCAGCGGAGGCGTACCGCATGGAGTTGGCACCTGATCTCGCACCGGGGAACGAGGAAGTGCTGATTCATGTCGGCATAACGGACGGGCCGGAAGACAACTTCGCGCTCGTCAAAGGGAGACCGCCGTTTGTACGTGGTGCTCATCGCGTCTGGTTGGAAACGAGCCGTCAGAGGGCGACCGGTGACGGGTTGAAGGCAGAATTGAGGAAGGTGTTTGAAGGGCCGCAGACACTACCGGAAGGGCAAGTGATATGAAGCGAACCATCCCCATCGCGGCCCTGTTTCTGATGCTCACCGCTGTGTGCGGGTGCCAACCGCAACCGCAAGTCAATATGTCGGATGTGATCACGGACTGGTATGTCCAAGATGTTGATACTGGAGAACGGTTCGGCCCGCTTCGATTTCGGGATCAAGCGGAAAGTTGGCTGGACTACTTCCAAACAGGAGCAGACTCGCCAAACAACCTTCGGATCGTGTTCATGGAACCACACAACGGACAACTATTGGAATGGGATAAATGTGCGGGGCCAATCATGCTTGACCGGGAAACGAAACTGCCATGAAACGAACCATCCTACCCATTGCGGCCCTGTTTGTGATGCTCACCGCCGTGTGTGTGGCAGCCAGCGACTATCCGGCCGTCGTGAAAATCAAGAACGGATGCACGGCAGTGTGTGTCTCGTCTTCTGGGCTGATAATGACCGCGCGTCATTGTGGCACAGATGCCAGTGTCATTGTTGACGTTGGGGGCAAGGATGTCCCCGCCACGTTGGTGCATGTCGGCAAGGATGCCGGCGACGCACCCGTGGTTTACGACATGGATGGCGACGGCTATCAGTTCGTGCGGGTCGGCAAAAAGGTGCCCGATGTCGGCGATGCGGTCTACTGCGTGGGGTATCCGGACGGCGATACCGAGAACAAGATTGTGCTGAAGGGCAAGTTGACCGGCGGGGCCATATCAATTGACGGGCTGCGCGGCAACGTCGTGGACTTTCAGGGGATGCACGGCATGAGCGGCTGCCCGTTGTTCAATGCCGCAGGCGAAGTGATCGGGCTACTCCACGGGGCGGCAGCTAACGGGAGTCTGTATCTGGGAGCCCTCTCCACGCGGGCAGCGTATGAAGCCGTTGCAGGCAAGGAACCTGCCGCTGGGTGTCCACCTGGCTGCAAAGAGGGCCAATGTGGGAAGAGTGATGAGAAACAAAAGCCGGTTCTGTACGTGTTCACGCTGCCCGACGATCAGTGCCCGCCGTGTGTCGCTTTCAAGGCTGACGTTCGATCCGGTTTCTTCGATCAATACCAGGTAGAGTATGTGACCTGGAGCGGCAATAGCTGGGATCATCCTGGAATCGCGGCGGCATTCCGCACATCGACGGGGTTGACCCAGGTTGAGGGCACGCCAACGTTTTGGGTAAAGGGTGCCACGAAAGCGCAAGCTGGCTACGAGCCAAAACAACGCAATCATCTCATCTCTTGGTTAGATGGAATTGCTCGAGCCGTCATTCGCGTGCCAGAGGCGGTGGTGGGAGTCCCTTCCGATTCTCCCCCCCTCCCACCACCGCCAAAGGAAGAGGCACCAGTACCGACGCTTGGGGCACCGTCGCCACTCGCAGGCGACGTGACAGCAAGCATAGACTGGGCTGGCGTGACGCTGGTGGCCCTTGCCTCGGATGCGACGCCTAAACTTGCACGGTTTCTCCGCGGGCCGGCGGTGCGGGCTATTGAGTCGCTCAGCGGCGGTAAGGCCGTGCTGGTCATCGTCGCTAAACGGACAGAGCCATCGCGATACCAGGCCGCCGTGGAAGCGGCTAGTGTAGAACCGAGTCCGTTCTATCTGCTCGTGCTGGCGGAAAAGCAAGACCTCGGATTGAAAGGGCTGATTGCCAAAGCGCTCGAGGGGAAGGCGGCCGAGGCCCTGGGTGAGAAAGTCCCGCTACCGATCAAGGTTATCTTTCAACGGGTCAACGGCAGACGCTTTGCGGCAATCAAGGATGCCCTGTTGACGGCTGAGCCCTCGCCATTCGTACGGGCCGAGGAAAGCCCAGACGACGAGGAAGACGTGCCATGGTATGCGGGCCTCGTGGGAGTGTTGGGGCCGGCGGTGAAACTGTGGAAGGGGAAAAAGGCGTGACGACACTTATCACTCTGGTCCTGAGCTACATCGGCGGAGACATCCTCGTTGCAATCTTGGCTCGCGTGGGCATCGGCGGGGCAAAGGCGGCGGCTGTGGCGACGGTGGTCAACACGGGCACGGATGCCGCACCAGTGTTGTCGGCAGTAGCAAAGGCACTCGGCAAACTGCACAAGGCGCGAGCGGTCCTACCTCCCGAAGAACATGCGGGGGTTGACGAAGCGATCGGCGAACTGAGCGCGGCGCAGGAGTCGCTCACGAGAGGATTTTTCAAATGACCTCGGAAGAACGCCGAAAAGGCGGGCGCGCAGCGGCATACGAGGCAGGGATCGATCCGTCGCCCAAACAAATCCTAGCGAGGGCGAAGCAAATTCGCAAAGAGCGGAAGTCGCGCCCTGGTGCCAAGCTCGTAAGCCGCTTGCTATGCGACCGCGAACCAGTGGTCCATACACTTCATTTGAAAGGATTCTGAGATGCAAGAAATGATCTTGGTAACGATCGCGGCGTGTTTTGCGGTCCTCTGGATACTGTCGATGGCCGGCAATTCCCGGTTTGCACGAGACATCGATCAAAAGCTGGGCGATATGCTCCTTGAGAATTCTGAGGCGCAGACAACAATCACTGAACTTAGCGAGAGCGTGGAAGCCCAGGGGGAACGCATCAACACCCTTGATGGTGAGATCAAGGGTAACTTTGCGACCACCATGAAGGTAATGAACGGTGTAGCCAACGACGTGGATACCCTGATACGCACCAAGATAGACTTACAGAGAGCCATTGCCGATCTCGACAAAACCAAGAGCGACAAGCGACCGTCAAGAGCTAAAACGCCGAGGAAACCATCAGGCCGTCCGGCTACCCAGTCTACCTAGACCCCTAGGCTGTGTAGGTACTTCTTTGCCTTTGGCACGTGAGACA